ATACCCTGCAAAGAAGGTAGGTCCAAACTTTGATGAGAATGGAAAATATATTTACCCTGAAGGTAGTGGGTTTAATTATATGGAGAGACTGGATCCTAATTCTGAATGGGGTGGTAAAGTATCATGACTCAAGTAGTATGGTCAGTAATAATACTATTAACAATACTACTTGCAACTGTCACTTGGTATATCTACTATATACTTCGTATGGCCTATGCGGAGATGAATGATGGGAGCGATGACACCACCGAGTCGGAAGAGTTGTTACAACTTTCGAGTGACGAAAATAGACAAGGTGCTTGATGGTGATACTATCGATGTTACTATTGACCTCGGCTTTGATCTATACAAGAAAGAAAGAGTTAGAATTGCAGGAGTTGATACGCCAGAGAAGAGAACGAGAGATAAGGAAGAGAAGGCACTGGGAATAGATGCTACCAACTGGTTAAAAGAAAAACTTACTGAGACTATTAAAGGTGATGATGAACTCACTATTAGAACTGAACTTAAGGGTGGGGTTGGGAAGTATGGTAGGCTTCTTGGTTGGCTCTATGTTGGCGAATCTACTCTTTCACTAAATGAACAAATGATTACAGAGGGTTATGCTTGGGAATATGATGGCGGCACTAAACAGAAAGATTTTGAGGTCTTACGTGAAATTAGGAGATCGTTTGGGACTCTGGTCGAGTAACGATCAAGTAACACTCAACATAGAAGGTGTGACCACCAGACGTTTATATGCTGAGTGGATTATAACTAAAGAAGAATACGAGAATGAGTAAAACACAAGAGATATACTTAGGTAATCCTAATCTTAAAAAGGCTAATGTCGCATATGATTTTAGTAAAGATGATGTTGCCGAGTATTTAAAGTGTGCTAAGAATCCTGTATACTTTATAAGAAACTATATCAAAATTGTTTCTTTGGATGAAGGTGTCATACCCTTTACCATGTATGATTTTCAGGAAACAATGGTAGAAAGTTTTCATAAACATAGATTTAATATTGCTAAACTACCTAGACAGTCTGGTAAATCTACAATTGTAACAGCATATCTATTATGGTATGTACTCTTTAATGATAATGTAAATGTCGCAATCCTCGCAAACAAAGCAGCCACTGCAAGAGAAATGCTGGGCCGCTTACAACTTTCTTATGAGAATCTCCCTAAATGGATGCAACAGGGTATTGTCGGATGGAACAAAGGGAGCTTGGAGTTGGAGAACGGTAGTAAGATCTTGGCTGCTTCTACTTCTGCTAGTGCTGTACGGGGTATGTCCTTTAACATTATATTTCTGGACGAATTCGCATTCGTTCCGAATCATATTGCAGAGCAGTTTTTTAGTTCTGTGTATCCTACTATATCTTCTGGTCAAAAAACAAAAGTTATTATTATTTCTACCCCTCATGGGATGAATATGTTTTACAAACTCTGGCATGATGCAGAACGTAAAGCAAATGAATATATTCCTACAGAAGTACATTGGTCTCAAGTTCCTGGTAGGGATGAGGTATGGAAGGAACAAACTATTAGAAATACTTCTGAACAACAGTTCAGAGTTGAGTTTGATTGTGAGTTCTTAGGATCAGTTGATACTCTTATTAGTCCAAGTAAGTTGAGGATCATGCCCTATGAGGATCCCATTAAACAAAATAGGGGGTTGGCAGTTTATGAACAAACAGTTGAAGATCATAACTATATTGTTACTGTTGATGTATCACGTGGTATTGGTGGGGATTACTCTGCGTTTTGTGTCATGGATACAACTACACTACCGTATACTTTAGTTGCAAGATATAAAAATAATGAAATTAAACCTATTATATTACATAACATTATAGTTGATGTAGCTAAGAATTATAATAATGCTTACATACTCTGTGAGGTAAATGATATTGGAGGACAGGTAGCAGACATCATTCAGTACGATTTAGAATATGAAAATTTATTGATGGTTGCTATGAGAGGTAGAGCAGGGCAACAACTTGGACAGGGATTCTCAGGTAAGAAGACACAACTTGGTGTGAAGATGAGTACTGCTGTTAAACAAGTTGGATGCTCTAACCTTAAAGCATTAATAGAAGATGATAAATTAATCATTAAAGATTATGATACTATTGCAGAATTGACTACCTTTATTCAGAAGGGTCAATCATTCCAAGCAGAAGACGGATGTCATGACGATCTTGCTATGTGTTTGGTTATGTTTGCGTGGATGGCTATGCAAGAGTACTTTAAAGAGATGCACGATAATGATGTAAGAGCTAGAATATATGCGGATCAAAGAGATTCAATAGAACAAGACATGGCCCCATTTGGGTTTATCAATGACGGTCAAGAGGAAGATGTCATCGTAGATGCTCAAGGAGAACGATGGGAAGTTGCGGAATATGGTGACGTACAACACATGCTAGACTTTAGGTGAGTATTCAAAAATATAAATAATCTTAGTCTAACCAAATCGGGATTTAATCGGAGTTTATAAACATGGCAGCCAATCAATCATCGCCAGGTATAGTTGTTCAGGAAAGAGACCTGACCACTATTACCAGCTTAGCAACAGCAAATGTGGGTGTATTAGCAGCTCCATTTGAATTAGGTCCTGTTGAAGAGGTAGTTCAGGTCTCGTCTGAAAGAGGTTTGGCAGAAATATTTGGAGAGCCTAACGAGTATAACTATGAGTATTGGTTTACTGCGTCACAGTATCTTGCATACGGTGGTGTTCTTAAAACAATTAGGGTTGCATCTACTGCACTGAAGAATGGTGTTAATACAGGTACTGCTCCACTGATTAAAAATATTGATGATTATGAAGCAAATTACGAGGCTAGTGCTAACGGTTGGGAATTTGCTGCAAGAACTCCTGGTAGTAAAGGTAACTCGATTGGTGTATTTGTAACAGATGCTGGTGCTGACCAGATTGCTGTTCTCCCTGCTCCTGGTTCAGGTAACGAGCATGAGTTTGTAGCAGACGCTGCAGTATCTGCTGCTTCTGGTGCTGCTGGTAAAGTATTTAAATATAGTATATTATTAACAGTTGATACTGTTGTTGGATCATTTACTCCTGGAGCAACTACAACAATTAACATTGGTGGTTCTCAAGAATCAGTTGATGTTCTTGCTTATGACGCTGCTAATAAGAAACTTGAAATTGGTCTTCCTAGTGGTGGTGTAACAGGTATTCTTACTGATGATCAAGTAATCACACAGGGTACTAACACTGCTGCAATTAATGCAACTATCGAACGTCGTCTATACGTTGGTTTAGATAACGCTAGTATTGAGTTTGTTGCTACTGATAGCATTCAAGATACTAACTCAACCGCAATTGCAATAGATTCAGTTCGTGGTGAGTACGCAGAGCGTGAGTATCTTCCTGGATTTAAGTGGATTAATGCTGGTGTCCGTCCTGGAACTTCTCAGTATGCAACAGCTGCTGGTGGTAGAAACGATGAAATTCATGTTCTTGTAATTGACGTTGATGGTAAAATCACTGGTACTGCTGGTGCAGTTCTTGAGAAATTTGTTGGTCTATCTAAAGCAGTTGATGCTAAGACTTCAGTTGGTGAAACAAACTACTACCCAACAGTAATTAAGCAAAGATCTGGTTACATCTATTGGGGATCACACGAAGCAACAGGATTTGCTGCAACTGGTACTTCATCTGATGGAGATTGGGGTCAGGATGCTGCACGTCAGTTTAACTTACTACGTTCATCTGGTGGTACTACAGATTTCCCTGGTGGAGTTACAACAGTTGGTTCTAAAAATAATGCAACATGGTACTATCGTTTAGTAAGTGGTGCTGACTATACAGTTGCTGGAACTAACTATACTGTAGGTAGTTCTGATGTTCAATCAGCATATGAATTAGTTTCTGACCCTGAGTCACAAACAATCGACTTCATCCTTACTGGACCTTCTGGTGCTGATGATGCTTCCGCTATCGCTAAGATAACTTCACTGGTTAACATCGTTGAAGAGCGTAGAGATTGCATGTTATTTGTTTCTCCACGTAGAGCAAACGTTGTTGGTGTAAGTAACACAGGTACTGCAACAAATAACCTTGTTGATTTCTTTGATCAACTTCCAAGTTCTTCTTACGTTGTATTCGATTCTGGATACAAGTACATGTATGACAAGTACAATGATGTATATCGCTACGTTCCATGTAACGGTGACATTGCTGGACTATGTTTACAGACAACAGAAGTTGCAGAACCTTGGTTCTCACCTGCTGGTTTCCAACGTGGTGGTATAAGAAATGCAATCAAACTTGCATACACACCTAACAAGACTCAGCGTGATACACTATACAGTTCAAGGATTAACCCAATAGTCGCATTCCCAGGACAAGGAATTGTTCTTTACGGTGATAAGACTGCACAATCATTTGCTAGTGCATTCGACAGAATTAACGTTCGTCGTCTGTTCCTTACAATTGAGCGTGTTATTGGTGGTGCTGCTAAGTCACAACTCTTCGAGCAAAACGATGAAGCACAAAGAGGTTTATTCCTTAACATCGTCGAACCATACATGAGAGATGTACAAGGTCGTCGTGGTGTAACTGACTTCTTAGTCAAGTGTGACGAGAGTAATAACCCAGCTGATGCAGTTGATCGTGGTGAATTCTACGCAGAAGTATATGTTAAGCCAACACGTACTATCAACTTCATTACACTAACATTTGTTGCTACACGTACAGGTGTTTCCTTCGCTGAGGTTGCAAGCTAAATAATTTCGAGTTCGAGATGGATTCAAATAGCGGAGTTTTCTCCGCTATTTTTATGTCTAAAAATATTAATAATACTAAATATAAACGAAAGGTTTTAACGTTAGGAATTTTCTCATGGCTCAAAGAGGTAATATTGATACATTCAAATCGAATGTATACTCAGATTTCGCAAGACCCAATCTGTTCCAGGTGGATATAAATTTTCCTACTGACATTGGAGTAACTAATGCAGCAGCATTAAAAACATTAGGAAACTTTGTTGTTAGAGCAGCGAACTTACCAGCATCACAGATAGGTGTTGTTGAAGTTCCTTTTAGAGGACGTGTTTTGAAACTTGCTGGAGATCGTACATTTGAACCTTGGACAATTACAATTCAGAACGATAGCGACTTTCAATTGAGAACTGCATTTGAAACTTGGATGCAGAAGATACAAGAGTATGATGAAAACTATACTGCTGTTGCAACATCTACTACTAGTACTAGTAATACAGTTGGTTACTTTGCAGATATGGATGTTCATCAGTTATCTAGAAATGAAAAAGGTACTGCTAGTGGAACTACTGGAGGACAAGATACATCACATAAAGTGATTAAGTCTTATAAGTTCTTCCAATGCTTCCCAAGCAATATTGCAGCAATAGATTTGGACTTCGGAAATAATGATGCTGTTGAAGAATTCACTGTAGAGTTACAAGTCCAGTACTGGAAGCCAACAGCAGTTGCTTCATAAGTAGCGTTCTGGAAATTGTCTAAATAGAGTAGGAACAATAAGTTTTAAATAATGTCGCAGCTCTTTGGATTTAGTTTAGAGAGGGCAAAGAAGGTTCCCAAGGGGCCTTCTTTTGTTCAAAAGGATAGTCTAGATGGATCACAACCTATCGTAGGTGGTGGTTACTATGGCTATTCGGTTGATTTTGATGGTACAGTTCGTAATGATTATGAACTCATCACCCGATATAGGGAGATGGTTTTACAACCAGAATGTGATAGTGCAGTTGATGATGTAGTTAACGAGACTATCTGTGGTAATTTCGATGATGTTCCTATAGCAGTAGAGCTATCAAATCTAAAACAATCAGAAAAAATTAAGAAGTTGATACGTGAGGAGTTCGATGAAATCCTCCGTCTTCTTGATTTTGATAATAGATCTTACGAAATCTTCCGTCGATGGTATGTTGATGGGAGATTATTTTTTCATAAAGTAATCGATCCTAAAAACCCTAGAGGTGGGATGATCGAACTTAGATATATTGACCCTCGTAAGATTCGCAAGGTAACTGAGTATGAGGAAAAGAAACCTGGTGAGTTAAGAGGTGTTGATCTTAATACTCAACTTACACAGAAGTCAGCATCATATTTCTTATACAATCCAAAAGGATTGAAGAATAGTACCAACCAAGGTATGAGGATTGCTCCTGATTCTGTGACATATTGTCACTCTGGTATACAAGATCTCAACAAGAATATGGTCTTGTCTCATTTGCATAAAGCAATTAAGGCAGTCAATCAGTTAAGAATGATTGAAGACTCTCTTGTTATCTACAGATTATCAAGAGCACCAGAAAGAAGAATTTTTTATATTGATGTAGGTAACCTTCCAAAGAATAAAGCGGAACAATACTTACGTGAAGTAATGGGTCGTTACAGGAACAAACTTGTATACGATGCAAACACTGGTGAGATAAAGGATGACAAGAAGTTCATGTCCATGTTGGAAGACTTCTGGTTACCTAGAAGAGAAGGTGGAAGAGGAACTGAGATTACTACATTACCTGGTGGTCAGAACCTTGGAGAACTAGAAGACGTTAAGTACTTCCAGAAGAAACTATACAAATCACT